GCCCTTTCGGGCCTACCTCTTGCGGATCCTAACGGACCGCAGGATCCCTTGCAGTAAGCCTCATTAGCTTTGGGTTTTATCACCCGTGCTAGTTCGGTTTAATGTTTAGGGATGTGGGCAGTGGTTAACTGCCTCCTCTGTCCGCTGTAATGCGGACTCAATCGAGCTGACTATGACTACAACGATAACCAGTTCTGTTAGGTGGCGTCTCCGTGAAACGGGGGTCAACGTTGATGACACAGGTTTTTCAACTCGCACGTCCGGTGAATTGCTAACGAATACGTTTAGCAACTCCGTTGTGCGTGGCGATAATCTGGGTCGTTGGCGTTGGCTTATCGCGAATCAGGAGAATGCTACGACTACCCTCTCGGGTTTTCGTATCTACCCTCAGATCACCAAGGGGCATCTGTTTCGGCTTCTGAAGCCGAAATCGCTGAATCCCTCGGGGTTATCGAAGCGTTGGTCATATATGTCAGAAGGCGATTTAATTCGCTTTTCGCCGCCTGGACCTCCACAGACGGTAATTCTTGATGAAGCCAATCGCCTGGCTCAGACTAACTTCCTCAAAAAGTGCTACGAGGCGCAACGGGCTTTACAGTCCGGTGTTATCCTCGGTGAACTTGGAGAGGCGCTTAGGATGATTAAGTCACCCGCGAAGTCGCTGCGTTATGGGCTTGAAAACTATCTTGCCTTTCTTCGGAAGGGCAGGAAAGCTAAAGGCTTATGGACGCAGTGGCGTAAGGAAAAATTCCTCGCGGAAACCTGGCTCGAATGGAGCTACGGGTGGTTACCATTGTTTTCTGACGTGAAGGCTGGGTATGAGGCGGTGACTGAATATTACCATAAGCAGCGGCCATTCGAAATGGTCCGCGCTAAGGGTTTTAATAAGTCGTCTACTCACTCCGGCGATCGCGACAGTACAAGCAATGGTGGTATCACCTGGAGTTGGGCTACCAGACAGGATTCGGAAGGGCACGTCAAATATTATGGAATGGTCCGAGTTCTTAATGAATTCGGCTATGTCCCTGATATGCGTTACACGGGGTTTGATCCCCGGTCCTTCGTCCCCACTGTCTGGGAGCTTATTCCATACTCGTTCCTGGTTGACTATTTCACCAATATTGGTGATCTCCTGTCCGCATGGTCGTTTAACCAAAGTGATTTGCATTGGGTCTCGAAAGGGACTCTCGCTGTATCTACCATTTACTCGGTAGATGAGCGGGTCGACCCTAGTACAGACCCGACGTTTGTCACAGTTGCTGACATCGGACACCCAGGCAAACTGTCATGGCGACGTGAAGCTATCACTCGGGGGCCCTACTATGGTTCTCTCGTACCTTCATTTAGGTTCGAGATACCAGGTATGTCCTCGTTAAAGTGGCTGAACATGGCCGCTTTAGGAAGGCTTCACTTCAAAATGATTCCCTTTTAACCTCTTTGGAGATTGTCTCATGCCTTTCTCTCCTGATTCCTCAACTACCGGAGGAACCCAAACTGGCCTGACTTCGCCAACGTATACGCTAACTGCGGATACGGTGCAGAACGGCCAGAAACAGTGGGTTGTGTCCGCCCTGGGCGGCACGCAAACCAATGTTAGGGCGAATACGATTAGCGATCCTTTCTCAGTTACGTTCTTTAAGCCTGCAGCGCCAAAAGCGCTGCCGGCCCCGAACCCTGTGACTGGCCGCTACTCGCAGGT